CAGGATTCTCTGTGTACGCCACGCTGTTATTAGCAAGCCTACGATGCCCTTCAGTTCTCCACCAATCTCCTGACTTAGCTTTAGCCATGCGAGGGTCAGAGAGGTTAGACAAGCTAATCAATGCTGAACGTCTTACGCCTCCAACTACTACAATATCAGCTATCTTACAGCAGATGTCATGGCACTCAATGCTTGTCAGCTTACGACCCTTAGCTTTCTGGAAGATCTCTACGCAGAAGTTAAACAAGTCAACTAAAGGCTCTGGCCCTGATGCACGACCACCAAAAGTTTTGAGCCTCTCTCCTGCTACTCTTACTCTACTCACATCCCACTGTGGTATCTTACCTGCGTATAGCATAGCAATCAACTCGCGGAATGCTGAAGCCCATCCAATCTTACTATCGCTGACAACAATGAGGCTGTCGGTCTTGTGGAATGTCTCAGCAATTTCTGGCAGCTTGTTGATGAAGTTACGCTCAACACTAAAGCCTACACCAGTACCGCACATGAGAACGTACATCAACTCATCAAAGCTACGCGGCGAGTCAATGTGTAAGTAGCTACAGTTGAACCCTGCTACATTATCTTTAGCTAACGCTGGCCCTGCTGTCATCATACAGCGCATACTGGGCATGACTTCTAGGTTGTAGATAGCGTTGTAAAGCTTCTTACCTGTCTTAGTATCTATCTGGTCACGTTCCTTCCAGAAGTCAACATAGCGGTGTACTGTTTCGCTCCACGTTTCTCTACGGCTATGCTCAGGAATCCATCGTGCATAGCGGCTCTTGTGTATAAACTGTTGATACTGATCCATTATTTTTTTTCCTCTTTAGGGTAGTAAACTATAATTATTGAATTGCATTCAGGACAGCTTAACTCTGTCATCATATCATACTCTTCATCTTCTTCGCTTATGTCGTGATCACCGCTCCAGATAACCTCTGATCGACAATGCCAGCATTTCATTCGGTCTTTTCTATATTGGCTATAAGTTTCTGTAAGTGCCATTGAGCCATTACTCTCCTTCCTCTAAAGTCTTCTCAAGATTAGCCATAGCTCTCCAAGCCACCTGCGCCCAGTCACCGTCTAGGATATGTCTCATCATAGCATCCTTCTCATCCCCTGACTTAGACCTATCCCAGTGTAAAGTCTCAGCGGTCTGACCATGCTGGATGCCTCCTGTTAAACTTATTCTTGAGACTGCTGCAATGGCTCGCGGAAAGTAACTTATAAAACCTGTGTAGACAGGTGTAGACTTACGTTCTGCTGCATCCGTAGGGAGGATTGAAGATCCCCAATCAAGGTCAAGAGTACAGCCTTCCTTCATTAATATCTCGTGTGCTTCTTCCATTGCTGGGTCAACCCACTTGTTGAATATAGCGTCCGCTTTATCATTCGCTCTCTCAATAGCTGGATGTGCCTTGCGTAGTCTGTTCCAATCCTCTGGTGTTGCATCGTTTAGTCTGTTCATTTGTTATCTCAATATGTAAGTTGATGGTCGGTTGTTTACGCTTAGTCTCTTTTAATTTAGAAGCTGTTGTTACTTTCTTGAACTTCTTCTTTCTTAAAAACCTATCGCGCCTCTCTTCTTTACGCCCGATGTCAGTCAAAGCTCTCTCTCTTTTTTGGGTTGATCCAACTATCAGGGATACTATCCTCGCTAAACCACCTAAAGTTATTAGCGCTTGCCCACTCTCCGTGGCTTCTTTTAGTGCCATCCTTACGTCTTTTGGCTTGGGGCATTGGCGCACTGGGGGAAGCAAACAGAAACACTAGCTCAGTATCTTCGGGCAATGTCTTACTGATCCAGATGTACTTGCTGAACTCAGCGTAGTCCCAGAACCTGCCTTTAGCTTCAAGCAAAATCTTTTTACCTTCAACTATCCGCAAGAAGTCGGGGTGATAGTTATGAGAAATGGTATAAGGAACTTTTTCAGTGTGGAAGCTCCAGTTGTCAAGTATACCAGTATGCAGCTCGTACTCCCAGTTGGAGTCATAACCTTTAACGAGATCTTTTTCTACTGGGCGCTTGACTCGTGGTTTTCTATAGCCCTTTTTAATCTTATTCAATGGGTGGTTGCCTCTCTACGCTCTAGTTCTGCATCTATTAATAAACGCAAATCAGTAAGGAAACCTGAATCAATTTCAGTTACAGACCTATCTGTATTATAAAGAAAGCTGCCTGTAGCTATGATCATCTTCTCTATATCTAGCGGGATGTCTTCCATTGAATGTCCTCCAAAGTAATCTCTTCTATAGAGCGGTCAGGGAATATAGCAAGCAGTTGATTAATCTTATTAACTATCCACTTAGGGTGATAGGCATTAAGATGCAGGGTTCGGTGTGCCATGAAGTGAGTCTGAGTAGGCATAAAGGTTTTATAGTTCTCGGTAGTTATCTTCTGTCCTTCCTCTTCGCTGAGTAAAGTTTGTAGCCACTCAACTATTATAACTCCTGAATGTTTCCTAATTCGCTTCGCTTTCCTGCCGTTCATAGTAGCTCCTCTACCTTGGGTTCAACTACAACCTCTGTTAGGTATGTTAGTCCGTTTGAGTATTTAAAAGTTCGCAATCCTTGCCCATCATTAGAATCTTTGTAGCAGTCATACTTATACTTACACCAGTTACAACCTTTAGCAAGTTTCATGTTGCCTTTCTTCCCATCAGGTATTGGATTGTAGCACAACTCTGGTGGAGTCTCCAACTCTAACGCAGGTAATAACTTACTAATAGATGCTTTAATGTTAGGCTTATCAAGATCGTCAGGCACATACATGCACAGCTCACCGCTCTCTTTGTTTAATACTAGGAAGCCTCCGTTCTCTGTACCTTCTGCGGCCTCATATCCTGCAAGCTGACCAAGGTATCCGAAAGGATCGTCCTGTGCTAAGCGACCATCACGGAACTTGTTGAACGCAAAGCGAGAAGCAGTCTTAACGTCTACTACTTCTCCGTTAATCTTGCAGTCCATGTGACCCACGATGCCCTTAACTGTAACTTCTTTCTGCTCGTCTGTTACTGTGTGTCCAGCCATACGAACCAACATCAACACAATCTCTTCAAGCAAGTGGCCGTACAGGAACTTGATCTGTGTTGCGCCATCAATACCGCCACGACCTTTTGGGTCGCGCTTTTCGTACCATAACTGACGAGCAGGTTTACCTACGTTAGACATACGAACTGTGAAATTACTGTCACGTTCTCTGGGTGTAGCCCACGACATCAGGGCTTCTCTCATGCCCACCAAGGTCTTATCAATCTCTTCTTCTGTAAGTGGCAGAGGTGTGCCGTCTGATAGTTTCTCTAAGTGACTGTAGATATCAGGAACTAAATCTTTAAGCTGCTTCATGCTGTTCATCCTGTAAGTTTAATATAAGAGCCTTGGCTGCTTTTAATTCTATCTCGAACCACTCGCCTTGATTCTTAACTTTGTTTAGCTTGAGGCTGTCATGCGCCATGCGCTCTGCTTCTCGGCGGTCTGTAAAGTATTTAAAGTATTCAACTTTGTAATCACGCTTGGGGCTACCAGTTTGAAAGTGACGGCATCTTTCTTTTGCGTCAACAGCCATTCCAACCTTGAGCCAGCCCTTCCAAGCAGGGTTAGAGATCACATAAACGTGGCCCGATTTAATGCTGTTGTAGTCTTCTAGAGCTTTGCCACCAATATACTTCGCAACTATAAAAGGTGAGGCGGTGTTGCTTTTTACTTGGTTTTCAATACGCCGCTTATCATAACAGGTTATGCAACTATAGTGACACTTTGCCACGAAAGAAGGATACCAGTTATCTAGCGTAAGTTTAACTGAGCACTTATTACAGTTCTTAGAGCGGCTCTCGATCTCAGATTTAAGTTCTTCGTTTGTCATGTGAGGTTCCTTTATTTTAATGAGTTTCACTTCAATTCTATACATCTTTTAATTGTTGTAGAATTCATTATAGTATTCTCCGGTTATGTTTTTAGGTGTGAAGTCATAGTCATCTTCAAAAGTTCCTAGCTTCAGTGGGACTACTTCTTTGTCCCCCGTATATACTGTCATGTGTCCTGACAATAAATATATACACTGTATTAAAACAATTTCAGCGGTTTGCATTACCCGCACAACGGTCATGGGTGATTTTCCTCGCGGAAGCCTAAAGATACCTCCTGTAGAAGTGTTGTATTTTAAGTGGACGTAGCTTGTAAGCTCTACTGCTTCAGGTTTAATGGGTTTCACTCCAGTTATCTCCTACTTTATATTCCCCATCTAGAGGACAGTTTAAATTAAGCATACAACCTGCTTCCCTAATAGCTTGAACACCTGCCTTACCAACGTCTACTGCGTCATCAACGTGGCACTCAATCTGCCACTCATCGTGGACGTTAGCCACAAACTTAGCATCCCAATTGTGCTTCTTTATTTTCTGATCTAGAATAATCAAAGCCTGCTTCATCACGATTGCTCCTGCTCCTTGCAACAAAGTATTTAATGCTGCGTGTTCTGAGCGTACTGTCAACCTACGTCCGTCTAATGCTTTAATGAATCCGCTTTTAGCTTCTCTTTGTACTCTGTCTGTAAGAGTCTTAAATGATGGGAGATTATCAAAGAATGATTGTCTAAGCTGCTTGCCAGAAGCTCTACCTCTTCCAGCCACTGACCCAAGCTTAGCATCTCCTGCTCCGTAGAGGAGGGCATAGATGAAAGTTTTTGCCTGATCTCTTGATTCAAGTCCAGCGAGCTTTTGATTAGCGGTGTGTATGTCTCCGTTAAGGATTTCATTTGTGTAGCCCTCGTCGTTTAAATAATGTGCAAGCATCCTAAGCTCTAAGCCAGAAGCATCAATACCTACAAGCCTGTAGTCCTCTGGCACTGTCCAACAAGCCCTGCAATCTTCGCCGTATGGTGACGAACTACTGGGAATCTGAGCCATGTTGGGGTGACTGTGTGTCATGCGGCTTGTAACTGCACCGTTGGGATTAACATATCCATGTACTCTGCCCGTCTCTTCGTCAAGTTCCTTAATCCAACTGCGCGTTTGAGCCAAGCGTTTCTGTAGCATAAGATACTTAGCAATCATTGCGGCCTGTGGAATACCCCTAACTCTATTTAAAGTTGACTCATCTACAATAGGTTGACCTGTAGGTGTGTGTTTCTGAGGCTTCCAACCAAAACGAATTAGGTACTCGCCGATCTGTTTACGTGAGCCTAAGTTAAAAGGTGTTTCAGTTTTACGTGCGATGGGCTTGCTGTCCATGTCTAAAGATAGTCTTAGGTATTCATCGTCTGTCAGCCGTGTGCCTTTGCCGTGTTGATCTGTTGCTGTCTTAGCTACTGCACCTGTCGCTGTGTACTTAGGTGTTAGTATCTGAGTAGTAATTACAGGTCGGAACTCTTCCTGAACCTCTTGCTCTAAGTCATGTAGCTTAGTTTCAAACATAGCCATCAAGCCCATAACTTTCTGCACATCTAATAAGAAACCGTTGTTACGTTGTTGATCTATGATCTTAGCTACGCCGTGTTCTATCTGAACTGACTGCGGTGTGAACCCACGGCTCTCAAGTTTCAGAGCTTCATATACTTTAGTATTAAGTAACACATCGTTCTTACAATACTCTAGCATCTCAGGCTTGTAAGAACTCC